ACCAATTTCGCGTCTTCTACCCCAACGGAAAAAATAATCAATTAAATAACGTCCTCGAATTCTTTTCCGGTCAAAACCTTGATCTCCAAGAATGGACCCAAGAACAAAAAAATAATCACTCTTTAGCACTTCAACACGCATTTGATCTTATCGGTGCCCAACTTATTGAAGTTGATAATTTTGATAATGCAGACTTTGTCATTGGAAATATCAAAGAATATCTTGATACCACCGGTTACGTCACCCTTCCCTTCGAACTTGACGTCTACAATGTCTTTAAAGAAAAAATGTATATTTTCTATTCTGGTTTATACAATTCCGATGAAACTGCCCCAGGAAGTTATTGGTTTCACGCCTTCCTTCACTTTATCGGACATTCTCTTGGTTTAGCTCATCCTGAAACTAGTGGTTCCGGATCAAGAATTATGCCCGGTTCAGGCTATCAAGAAAATATTAAAAATAATAATCTTGGTCTCTTTTCCATGAATTCAATTTTAACCACACAAATGAGCTCAATTTCTCAATCTCTCCCATATATCAGCTCCAACGATTCAGTCGATTGGCAATCTACTTCCTATCCACGCACATATATGACACTGGATCTTAAAGCCTTACGCTTCCTATATAACATTACTGATATCTCCCCAGAATTTCTCAAATGGACAAATAATTCGTGTGAAAATGGCATCACACAATTATTGGTCTCTGATTCTCAGGGTTTAACTTTGAAATTAGAGCCTAATGCCGATAATTTTTCACCATCCTTCCTACTTTCTCTCGATCCATTTTCCGGCAATCCTGGTATTGATTCCATTTCCTCTTTTTCCCTTGTTTCCAGACCTGCTCAATCCGTCTCAGGAGCTTCTATCCTTGATTCCGAATCATTTATCTCTCGTGTCCTCAACAATTACGAAGAATTAAATGTACAATCTTCTAAGTTTTACGAAAATACTGAAATTGTAATCTCAGGATCAAATGCCAAAAAAATTAATCTCTATTTAAGTGGATTCCAAAAAGATTACGATATCTCCGACGAAACCAACGGTATTGAAATTGTCAGCAAAAATAACAACAAAAAACTCTCCATTCTTTACAACGGATTTGATGTTGATGTCAATTTAGTCTTATTCGGCAGAAACCAAATCCTTGACTATGAACACGCACAAAACTTCCAAAAAGAAGAAATACCACCAAATAACAACTCCCCAGAAACTAACGCTGAAAATATCGGTAAATTTATCATTGAAAATCTTAAACAAGAACATTACGACGAAATCGTCGATTCCTTCTTTGAAGTGAACTCTCGCGAAGAATTATCCAATATCTCCGAACCAGAACTTATCCACATCCTCAACGATTACGCCGTCAGCTTCATCACCGAAAGATTCAAACACAAACTTATTGGTATTCCCCTTCCACTTATGGCAAATACTGTAAAAACTAAACGATAATTTAACAATATTAACAACACATCTGTAATATCTAAATTTTATTGAAAATTTAGGTGTAAAAAAAAGTGAATTAAAAAAGAGGTGTTATTTAGATATATAAAATGGTTTCCGTTGAAGCAAATATAGGTACAGGAAAATCAACATTTTTGAAGATATTTGGTAACAAATGGCCTGATAAATTTAACATCATATATGAACCCTTGGACGAATGGCAAAATACTTATTCCGATGGAGATAAGAATATATTAGGAATGTTTTATGGAAATAAACCTCGCTGGTCATATACTTTTCAGACAAATGCTTTTATTACCCGCATACAAAAATATCAATCAGAAAAAGTACAAGACAAAATTAACTTAACTGAACGTAGTATTTTGAGTGACCATCATATTTTTGCCAAAATGTTAAGAGACGATGGTGAAATTAATACAATCGAATGGAAACTCTATGAAAATTGGTTCAATTGGTTGAATGAAAAATTTGACGCACAACCTCAACAAATTATTTATTTGAGATGTGACCCCGAAACAGCATACGAAAGAATGAAAAAAAGATCTCGCAGTGAAGAAACAACAATCTCACTCGAATATCTCACCAGACTCCACGAATACCACGATCGATGGCTGCTTAACGAACAAAATATACCAGTTAAGGTGATCAATGTTGATGAAGATTTTATCAACAACGATGAAAAAATTAATGAAATGTTCGAGGAGGTTATCAGTTTCTCTTAAATTTATAAAATCATTGCTTAGCAAAATGGACATTTAAAAATCTCCTTCTCCTTATCCATCATCGACATTAAACAATAATCACACATAATATGCTTACAGTCCAATTCCAAATTAGGATTCCGACACTTACATAATGGACAAATAATATTGTCAGAAAGATTTTCGATTTTTCTGATTCCATCTATTTCACCAACAATTAAATCAATATTCAAATATTCTAAAAATAATTCATAAATTGAAAGATATTTGTAATTTACTATTGCATCTTCACATATATCTAAATAAAATCTTGTTGATATTCTACCATAAAATTTAGCTAAATTAATAAAATTATATTTTCCACTAATACTAAATAATGTTCTCACTTTTTTTATCAGCTCTTTCTGGGATAATTTCAAAAATGGAAAAAATAATTGAACAGCAGTTAAATTACCAATCTCTGTTAATTTAATAAGTAAATTAAAAATATTTTCTGCATCAATTGTTTCTAAAAAAGAAATATGATTATTAAAAATTTCAGTAAATTTCGCTAATTGTTTGGATAAAATTAAAATAAGAAGTCCACTTGCGAATGCAACCGGATGTGTAATTTCTTGCATTTTTTCATCCAACTTCGCAATCTTATCAGCATTCATTTCTTCTGCTAATTCGTATTTTCTTCCAACTTTATCTTCACTAATGTCAAGAAATTTTGCTAAACATTTGGTGCAATGATTAATTCGGGTCATATTATATTCTTCACAAAATGGACATAAATTCAATATTTTAAAACCACGTGTTTCATATTTCTTAATTCGATCAACACTTTTTCCAGGAATACTTGAAATACAATCTGGACAATCGCATTCTCTTCTTCCCCCTTCCCTATAATATCCCTCCTTTCTCATTATTTCTCCCTCATCCGTTCCTACATAATAAATAAAATTTCCGTCATAAAAAACACTATCAAATGATAAATCAATGTTAGTCGCAACTTTATCAAAATTTAATTCACTTCCTATATCAATCAATTGTATTTTGATAACTTCATCTGGACGAATTGAAAAAATAATGTCATTAATTGCTTTAATTTTGAACGAATTGTAATATTTACTATCCTGAATTCTTATCGGTTGATTCACCTTCTCCATCCTCACAAAATTATCATTCCTTCTCAATTTATCCAATAATTTTCTATAAACAGAATGCATACACCAAATATCATAATCCCTCTCCCCCCAATTTTCCTGGGGAAAATATAAATCATGAATAAGAGAACTTCCACCAAAAATCGCCTTTTGTGGATATTCTGATAAAATAGTTTTAATAATATTCGGAAAATTTATTCCCATATTACTCTGCACAAGTCTAGACTCAATACTAAAAATCTCCATTTTTCATCTCCCTTACCCTCTCCTCCCAAAAAAATCAATTTTTCCCAAAAACTACTTAAAAATTACTCCATTTTTGTTATTAAAATCACTATGAAAGAAAATATTGATAAAAGCCTAAAAATCCAACGAATTATTAGCCAATTAATTCCCATCACCGATGATTGCACTATGGGTAGCAAACACGCCGCTATGATCCTTTCAGGAGGAAAACCAGTTGCCGTCGGTATTAATCACAATCGCAGCTGCAATTGCAATCAAATGACCCTCTCCTTCCATGCCGAAATGGATGCCCTCTCTAAATATTTTAACAATAACCACGAATACGGACTCCGAAACTTCATGCATGATTCCCACTATACCCTGATGAGTAGACAAAATCAGTCATATCTTTTACACTGTCCAGAAATCTATGGAAAAATCTAACAATAAGTCACCCCGCTGTCTAAGAAAAAAATTAGAAATGTTTGTTATCCGAGTCAATAATAGTGGTAACTTGATGAATAGTAAACCTTGTAATAGTTGTTTATATTATTTACGTCTTTATGGTATAAAATCTGTTTATTACAGTGATAAGGATGGAGAAATAAAGAAAGAAAAAATTGGCAATTTAGAGGCTGAACATAGTTCAATTGGACACAGAAAATATTGTGAATATTTAGAAAAAAAGACAGAAGGGATATTAAAATATTAAAAACAGTTGGGGTGACTTATAGAAAAAAAATATTGATAATAAATAAATGGCACAATTCGATGATTTTGAAGTTCAAGAATTCAAAAAAGTAGTTCAACAATGGCTTTCCTTAGATGACGATATCCGCAAGCTAAAACAAGCCGAAAAGGAAATTAACGATGCCAAAAAAGCATTAACTCCCGCCATCCTCGAATTTATGGCGAAAAATCAAATTGAAGACTGTGGATCCTCCAACGGAAAACTTAAATATTCCGTCTCAATGTACAAAAAACCTCTCAGTAAAGAATATCTTATTAATAAATTGGGAACATTTTTGAATAATCAGAAGAAGGGTGAAGAATTAACAGGATATTTACTTGAAAATAGAGAAGTTGAACAAAAAATTAATTTAAGAAGGGTTATTTCCAAAAAAGGGGCAAAATAATTAGATGCGTCTTTATTCTTTTTTTATTATGTAAGAAATTTGAATGATTACAAATTTTTTATTCCAATTATTGAATAAATTTAATATCGCCAGTATTGGATTTCGCAAATTCCTCACCATCTTCATTTCTTTAATGATTTTCGGCCTTATTCTCGCCGTCTACAAATTCACCAAATTAGAAGTCCCCAATTTCACCCGCAATCTCCTCCTCCTCGCCTCCCTCGACATCGGCGGATTCTTCCTTCTCTCCTGGAAAAATAATAAAACTCCAGAACCCATCCCTACACCCATTCCAACTCCACCTATCCCAGAAACACCACCACAAAACGAAACTAAAATTGAAAGACTCCAAGAAATCGAACAAATCGAAACCCAATTAAATGAAGAAAATGAAGTCGATAAACTTATGAAAGAAATTATCGAAGAAAATAAAGAAAAAATAGATGAAATGGAAAAAGAAATGGGAATACAATAAACTATAACTTCAATATCTGATACTCCCTCCTTATCAACTTCTTACTCCCCAAATAACCCTCCGAATATGTAATCGGCTTTAACCTATATCCCATCTCCTTAAATATCTGTCGAACCATATTCACCCCAGGAAAATGTTGCTTCTTCACAGCATTCGTATGCAACGCCGTCAACTTACTCGATGGGAAAACCTCCCTCATCTTCTCCTGCATCGCATACAACTCCTTAATAACATACGGATCATCCAATCTCTCAAAAGGTATCGTCTTCCCATGCGGCTGTCCATGTATTCCAACTATCTTACAAATCTTGTTAAAAAATTTCATCTGCTTCTCATCCATCACAACTGCATCCCTAACCTTATGCACTGATTCCTTCATCACATACTCCTTCTGCTTGGGAACATTCACAAATTCATTCTCCAACTTCACAATCTTCTCCCTCAAATTCACGGTTGGGGTCTTCTCCAAATATTGTCTTGGATGTGGAATAACATTATTATTCCTCTTCACCGAAAACGACACCGATTGCACCACCTGCGGAGGAACATAAGTCGACGGAAAATTCTTCTCCTTTATATTCCTCGCTATCGCACTCATCCTCCTCTGAACCCTCTTGTCATCTAACGTATTTTTCAAAATTATCTGATCATTCCCCTGATGCTGCTTCATTTTCATTTCTCCATTATCATTTATAAGATATGTTTTCAACGATGACATCTCTTTAAATTAATTAGATATTTTTTTTACTTTTAATTTGCCAGTTTCTAAATTTTTTAACATCTCCTCAAAAAAATCCCTCCTCGACATATTTCCCTTATTCACCTTATAAAAAACATAAACTTTACTCAAATCAACCCTATAAAAATTCCTTCCCAACTCATACGACTTAACCGTCACCACCGGAAAACTCTTCGTATCCGTAATTATCCCACCCTCCATCAACTGAAAATTATACCTATACATAAATTTCAAATAATTCCTCACCTTTATCAACTGACGACTCAACCTCTCTCCCTCTATATACTCATAACCATCCAAAGTCCTCTGCTGCTCCGGATTCAAAAAATCTTTTAATACTTCCATTTCTTATCAAAAAGAAAAAAATTGATGAAAAAATTATTTAATTACTAAGTAATATGCAAATATAATTATGGCTTCACCCACTCCCTTTGGGAGAACAAGTTTTGCCGATTTAAAACGGAAAAATCTAGAAAGGAAAAACTCTGCTTCTCCTTCCCCTACACCTTCTCCGATTCTTCGACAATCACCAATGGTTGATGATTACCCTACACTCGGGTCACCTAGAATGAGCATCTCCCCAGTCTGGAATAAAAATAAAGATGAAATTATTAAAATGGCTAAAGCCTTTAAACCTATACCAAAAAAACCTGATGAACCTATCAAACTTTTTACTGAAGAAGATGCAATTAAATTTTCTAGACACGCAATCAGAAAATTAAATATCAATCTCGAAATCTCCTCTGAATCAAATTCAGAATCTGAAATCGAAGAAATCCATAAAAGCGAAACCGAATCCGATGAAGAATACGACGAATCCAGATATTCCGGTAAAATTACCTCCAGAAAACATAAAGAACATCTGGACTAAACCAATAAATTCTCCATAAATTTATAATCACCCATCTCCTCACATATCCCCAAAATATCCACATCCTTCCCCCGAAATTTACACATACTCTCCACATTAGCCCCATACATCCTTAATAACCTCCCCACTTCCCCATTACCCAACATCCCACTCAAATGAAAAGCCGTATAACCCTCCCTCGTCCTCTTCTCCAAAGATACTCCATAATACAACAAACTCACCAACATCTCAATATTTCCCCTCAATACCACTAAATGCAACAAACCCAATTTTCCCAACTTCTCACCAATCTCTTCCACATAAATTTCCTTCAACAAACTCTCATTCAAATTTATCATATCACTCTCTATTTTCCAATAATTCTTCTTCAAATAATCCTCAAAACCCTTCTCATCTCCTTCCTCTATAAACTTCTCCATCTTCAAAATCTCCTTCGAATTTCCCAACAACTTCTTCACCTTAATCACCACCGGCTTTTCATTCTCATTATATATCGGCTTTATCTTCAAACGCCCTATCCCATTCCTCTCCAAATATAACAATATCCTATCTATCGACCGATTCATAAATAAACAATTTGTCATCGGATTTATCCACTTCTTACTCACATTCAACCAATCCACCAAAGTATTAATATTAAAATGCCAAACACTCGCTTTTTTTCCATTCCACTCCACCAAACGAAATCTCTTACTCTCCTTATACGCCTCCCGATAAATAGGATCCAAAGGACATCCCACCTCCACACCTCTCTTCTTCATACTCAACTCCCCATTCCTCAATCTAACAATCACTTTCACCTTTATCTTACAATGATTGACACTATCACGCTCCACCTTCAAATATTTTCGATAGGCATTCTGTATCTTCGTCGCAAAATAATGCCTCCACATTTTTTATATACCATTACCTTTTTTTTAACTTTTTTCTTTTTAACAAATTCCTGAAAATGCAGCATGATTCAATATTTTCAATAAAATATTCTTCGGACTCATCTTCACCCTCTCTCCAATCTCATCAACCTCATCCACCAATACCGCCTCCCCCAAACTCATATTATAACCACTCAACATCGAAAATCCCTCCAAATTACCATCCCTCTCATCCACCGTCCTATAACCCCCCCCAGCCGCTATATTCCAATAAACCAACTCCGGCATACCCTCCCCACATAACCCCCTTATCGCCTCCATCGTCGTCTTCAAAGGCATCCTCGTCTGCCGATTAAACTGTCCATCCGTAAATGCCACTACCCTCCTCGGCTTCTCCTCCAATCCATTAATCAACTCAAAAACCCCATAAAAATTCGTACTGTAACCAACTTGCTGTTTCATAAAACAATCAATGTTATCCCTCAAACTTCCCACATAAGGTATCTCATAAAATTGCGGCTCCTCCGAAAACGATATTCCATGCGTCGCATAATAAGGCAACTTCATCCTTAATTCACTTCGACCAAATACCATATCCACATACTCCTTAGCCGTCATCCTCAAATCCAAATGCATTCCCAAAATATTTAGCTTCATCATCATCAAAGACATCATCGCACAAATTCTCAAAGGCACCACTCCATTCACATTCAACATCATCGACCCCGATATATCAGAAACTGCACATGACACCACATATTCCTCTCCTTTTTCCAACCTTTTTATCATCTTCTCAAACATCCTCTCCAACAATGTCTCAAACTGACTCTCTATCACAGAATTAATCTTAACATCATCCTCAAAATATTCCTTCGCAAAATTTCCCAAATCTATCGTAATCCCCTTCAACTTTATCTCCCCCTTCATCAATTTCCCCATAATCTCCAAATATGTCTCTGGAAATCTCGTCCCAAAATACTTCTGATACTTCTTCACCGCCAAGGCCGGCAACTTCCCCACATTCCTCTCCGTCAAGACAAAAGTCTTATTGCACATTCCAACCTCCAACGTCCTTACATACCTATTCAAAGGTGAAACATACTTTCTTCGATAAATTCCCAAACCATAATTAAATGTCTTGATTACCATTTTTACCCCCTCATTAACTTCCAACACCTCCTTCAATATTATTTTTTCCAATGTTGATAACTTCAATTTCCTTGACTTCCCCTCCCTTATCTTTAATTTACTCGGAAAATGCATTATGATGAAAAAAAACTCACACCACCTCTCAAAACTCTCCGGCCTATCCAAACCCAAATATTCCCATACTCTCCCCCCAAATTGCAATAATCCCATCTTCCATACCACCAAAATACTCATCCCCAATCCCTTCTTCTGATGATCAACCCACTTCGCCAATAACGAACAACCCTCCTTTTTTTCCATCTTACTCAAATCTTCCCCCAATTTTTTCCCATAATATTCCACGATTCCCTCCAATACCAAATACTCATTTGCCGTCACTGATAAATCCCTCACCTTTTCAATAATTCTTTCACCCAACTTCCATAAATCATCCATCCTCCCCATGTCCATTAATACCGGCAAATAACGCAAAAAAGATTCAACATCCTCTTCCGCCAAAATCTCCAAACAATTAATATATAAATCCCTCTCACCTTTCCCAATATCCCGAAAATTCCTTAAAGCACAAACAACCCGCCAAGTCATCACCCTCTCCTCTCCCAATACATCCCTCAAATACCCCTCTATCTCCCCACTCCTACTATTTCTTCCCAACTTAAACCATAAATTTACTAATTTGTCAGAACAATCATTATAAGTTAAAGCACCATTTGCAGTTAAAGTATAAGACTCCATTTTTTAAATGTTAAAGAATAATTTTTTTAAACCAAAAAAAAAATTGAAAGTAAAATCAATAGATTTATCAGGTATATGTTACAGAAAAAAGGTACGTTAAACACCACTTTATTTTAACAGATACGATATGAACAGGTTGGCTGGTAATGCTCGCTATTGCAGATGGTCCAGAGGTTTTACAAAGACGAAAGACCAAACTACTGAATCGGATGTTCTTGATTACAAACCGCTTGTTAAACTGATGAAGAAAACTTTACCTCACGGGTTACCCGAAGTACCAAAGGTTCACAAAAAAATGGTACAAGCTATCGGAAATGATGGCTATATTGATGTTGAAAAATATTTGAGTATCTTGAATAAACATCCAAACATTACGGACAATGTGAAAAAACATATGACTAAGAACAAAAGAAACTTTTTCTTTTCTCTTACTCCGAATCATTTGGATGAAGCACTCAAAATCGAAGAAGGAAAAACCTGGTTTAGAATCAAACATGAAGGTGGAAAATTATTTATCAGAAGCAACTTTGGTCATACTCTCCCACACATCGATCCCGAAATGATCGCTGACAGAGAAATCACCAAAGAAAATCTTGAGAATGAAGGAAACCTTGAAGTTTTTATTGCAATGCATACGAATGAAATTGAAACTTATATGAACAAAGATCATTTTGCCGAACATAAGACACACAAATTTTGGACAAATCTTCACCCACCCCATTACGAAAACAAAAAAGAAAATGAGGATGATTGGGCATTCGTTTATTTCAATATTAAGAATGCTCTTGATCTTGGAATGAGAATATTTATGGTTGACGAACGTGTTTTCGTTACCAAAGGTACGATGGAATGTGATGAAGAAGAACTCAAAAATGAAAATGCATTTTTCAAAATTACGCGTTCTTTATTTTACCTGAAATAATATTTTATAATATTTTTAATTATCAGTATGAATGATTACCTCATGAAATTCGTTATTGTCGGAGATATGGATACCGGTAAAACATCACTACTCAAAAATAATCAGCTTCCCTCCTTCCCCACAATCGGCGTCGATTTCTCCTCAATCATTCTAAAAATTTTTAACAAAAAATGCAAAATACATATCTGGGACACCTCCGGTAATCCAATCTTCAGTAACCTCAACCAAACATACTACAACATCAGCGTCGGAGTTATCATCGTCTTCAATCTCTCTAACATATCTTCCTTCCACAATATCGATTTCTGGTACAAAGAAATTTTTAAAAATAACAATAACTATCGCAATTTCGCCATTATCGGAACCCATGCCGATAAAATACGTCAAGTTCCCCTTGACCTAATTGAAAAAAAATGCAGAGAAATTAATGCTGATTATTTCGAGGTTCCAAGTGAATGTTGTACTGAAAGTATCCTTAAACGTATGGCTGAAAATATCCTTAACGACTACAATAATTACCCCTCCAATTTTTATAATCTCCCCAGATTTAAGGACGAATCACCCCAAATATATAAAATAAATCAAACCTCCGATTATGTAAAATTTAATGACAACGATGAAAAAGAGCCCTGCTGTAGAAATTGTACTATACAATAAATTCTGCGGTATCTAATGATTTTTTTTTTATCAACTAAAAATATAAAATGCCGTGGGCCATCTATTACAACAAAAAAAATGATGATATCGAAATTTACCCCCTCTCTGAAGAAAGTAATTTTTCCTCCAAAGATCTCGACGATTATTTTACCAAACTTCCCCATGTTGATAAATGGGTCATCAGCGATAATTTCCCCACTGAAGAAGATATAGATAACTTCGAAAATGCCGGTGGCTTCGAATCCTCCGACGAAGACTAACAAAAATTGATTTTTTATTCCTTTGTTTTACTCCAACAAAAAAATGCCCGCATGGAACTATGACAGCTACTGCAACGATTATACCATGGATTATCTGAATGAAGTAGATGAAGAAGAACTGTTCAGTCGCATCGAAGATGATATAATGGATTTTCTAAAAGATGCAGTCTATGAATCAGACCTAGAATTTATCATCGGAATAGGTATCTTCTCCATCCGCAAAGGAAAAAAATTTCCACTTGTCTTCCTTAAAATACTTCTCGATATAATTGACATATTATTAGAATACGGACAATTCTTCGAATGGTATAACCCCAATGATCGTAAAGAAAAATTAATACACGAATCCAAAATAATCAAATCCATTATTCTTAAAAAACACATTAATTTTACTAAAATTAAAATTAAACCAAAAAACTTTTTTAACCTCAGCACAAAATATTATAAAGTTATTAGCGACATCTCCTTTCCAACTATCTGCTTCATCTGACTCTTTATCACCGATAATACCTTCTTCTCATCCTTCGTCAAAAATGCATCCCCAACTATCTGGTGAAACTCCAACAACTTCTGCGACCTCTCCTCCTTATTCTCATAAGAACCATAAATCTTCTTTATCGCCCTCGAATAATGCGGAAAAACATTCTCCATCACTATATTTAACTTTGTCTCCAAATACTCCGCCTCCTTCTCCAAAGACTTATACGTCTCCTCATTCTTGATCTTCATTATCTTATCCTTTAAACGCGCCATCGCCTCCTCAACCGCCAATCTCTCTTGCTGAGTCCCCCTACCCAACATATCATCCATTCTCTCCTCGGTCTCATTTAACCTCTTCTTATACTTCTTTACCTTACCACCCATCTCATAAATCTGAGCACTATTTATCTCCAATTTCTTTTCTAATTCAGCTGAGAGAATACGCTTAGGCTTCTCTACAATCTGACTAGTAGATGGAACTAATGCCGATTCTTTCATACCTTATAAATCGAAAAAAAGTATTTTCTAAAAACGCTTAAAGACTTTTTTTCCTTTATATCTATGAAAAATGATTAAAGAAATTTCCATCGAAAGCTATTCCCTCCAAGAAGATATCCTTCTCTTCGCCTCCTGGAAACTCTACCAATCAAAACAATTCCCAAATCACGCCCGTCTTATTGACATAATGATGAAAAAAGAAATTAATGGTGAATTAACTATCAAACTTCAATGTCAATTTAATGAAGAAGATGAAAGCCAAAAATTCAGTAAATCGATCAGCCAAGATAATAAAATTCTACCTGAAGAAGTCGCATTTCAATTAGGAGAAGGAAAATATAAAATTCCCATCAATGATAAAGAGATTGAATTAGAATATATTTATTCATCAGAAATTTATGTTGTTTCACATGATTTATGTCCATTCAAAAAATTAATTCTTCGCGGGGAAGAAGAGTCACTTTGTCATTTTATTTCTCAGATGGATGAATATACCAAAAAAACAGACGATAAACATTTTAAAATCCTTAATCCCAATCCAAAAGGTTACTGGGAAGTTTTATTCAAAAATTCCAAAAGAGATATCCAAACTGTCTTCATCAACAAAAAACAAGAAATAATCGATGATATTGATGAATTTATCAACAGTGAAACCGATTATAAAATCTTCGGTCATCCCTATAAACGTAATTACCTTTTTTACGGTCCCCCAGGTAACGGTAAAACTAGTTTTATAAATGCGATTGCGAGTAAATACAATCTTAATGTTTATTTAGTCTCATTTTCCGCTATCTTGACTGACGAACTTTTTAAAAGGCTTATATCCATTATTCCCCGAAATGCTCTATTAGTTATGGAAGATATTGACGTTTTATTCGATGAAAAAGAAAAGAAAAATCTTTCCCTCTCAACAGTCCTCAACATTATGGATGGATTAGCAAGAAAAAATAGAATTATTAGCATTATGACCACCAACAACTATGATAGATTAACTGATATTTTTAAACGACCGGGTAGAATTGACATGACCGTGGAATTTACCAAAGCAGATGAAGAATGTTTCGAACAAATGGCTGAATTTATGTGTAAGTATCATAAAAATGAAGAGGAAGTTGAAGTTAAACAAAATGCACTTAATTTTTACAATATGGTCGCACACATGGAGCCTAGTAGGGCATTGGTGCAGAAGTATTTATTCGAAAATAGGAAAAGAAGTTCCAGTGAAATTTTCAGTCGTAAAATGATTAATAAATTTAAGGAAATGCACAACGAATATTATAATCAAAATTCTGAAAATTCAAATAAAAAACCTTCTCTCTACGCCTAATCCAATCTTAAAGTCGAACAAATAGGTAAATGATCACTTGGACAATCTGCATTTGGCATCTTATCCACTGATCTTAACAATAATTCACTTTCCAATACAGTAAAATGGGAAGATACAAAAATGTAATCCAAACAATCACAAAATATTCCTCCATATTGTGTGGTCGAAAAACAAGTGAACTGCGGTTCCATCTTGTTCGCTTTCTTATACGTACTCTCCATCGTAATCCTACTATGATCCTCCCATTTCAAATAATTCTTATGTTCATTTGGTAAAAATCCATTTACCAAAAAATTATATCCAATTGATTTGGGTGTCAAATTAAAATCTGTCATAAAAATTGTTGGTATATTCAAATGCTCTCCCATTAATACCTTTAAGGCATCCAAATGCAAAGTCTGAATTATGGGCTTTCTAAAAGTACAAGGCATGTGATAATTATAGATATAAAATTTCTTACCATTTCGTTCATCCTTCACCAAGAGACGAATTGTAAAATTAGATCTGTTTTTTGCTTCTAAAATTAATTCAGAAGAATTGCTAACAAATTCATCATGAGATTGAATCAAATTATTCCAAGAAACGTCCCCAAAACTTGCCAAAACCTCCTTCGTCTCAGTCATATTCGTTTCCTTCACAAAATCCACCACATTCTTCAAACTCTCCAAAAACTCATTCACCTGATGGAGTTTTAACTCATAAACATGCTCAGAATCATTGTTCTTAATATACTCTCCTACCAATAATTGCTCAATTTTTAAAGCTTTATAGAATTTGGGTATGCCAATTCCAACACCGAAATATCCGTTATACTTACTTCCATAATTCACACAATAAAATCGATATTCCTTCGAAAAAAATAATTTTTCCAAATCATTTTTCCATCCAAAAGGTACTTCTTGAAGAGAAATAATAGGTTGATCCACCATTGATGTCCACTCATTGATTAAGGAGGTTATCCTCACCTTTCGAAAAGAACGATCCAAATATTCAGATGAATAATCCAAAAATTCTATTGGATTGCATAATTGCGGAGATAATATATTAAATGTAATTGCTTTTATCATTTTCTAACAACACTTTATAAATTTGCCTTCTTTTAAATCAATTATTTTTTTCTCCATTTTTAATATGGAATCCCAATATTGGTCTTTTATTTTTTTAGCAATCTTCCTACTTATTATTTTCTTTCTTCCAATCTACAATAAACACGAATTATTTACCCTCGGCACCTGGAAAAATAACCTCACCGATCCCTCCACTCTCGGCGGATTCTGCGGACCAGACTTCTCCAAATTTAGTCCCAAAGATAACGTCGCCGTCCGTTGTGTCGGTGATGGTAAAATGACCTACGCCGACTGCTGCAAACTCCAAGAAGTCGGACAAGTCTGCGCCGTTAATTTAGACAACTGGGAAGCATACCAATGCAAATATTATCCCGGAAAAGCTTGTGAGAGATGCACCACCCAAAACGCTCAATATTAAATTCTCCCCTCTAATTATGAAATTAATTCAAATTCTCATTATTATCATTATCCCATTTATTTTCATACTACTTCTCAAACAATCTGAAAAATTCACCGTCCCCTTCAAACCATACCAAGAACCATACTGGGGTTACTGCTATCCAAACCTCTCGGACCAAGAATTCGCCACCGGAAACTACCAAACCCAATGCTGGTCTAACTTCGCCTACGATGACTGCCAAAAATTAATGGCAAATGGCTTCAACTGTGGTCGTAACATCAAAACCGGTGAAACCATCCCTTGTCTCCACAGCGAAGGTAAATGCAAAGAAAGATCACAATGCTTCTCCACTTGCTTCGAAAACGTCGACATCTGGAAACAACCATACATGATCAAAGTTACCCGCCAAGATCTCATCGCCCTCAGCTCCAACTAAAAATTGATTTTTTTTCATTTATTCTAATAAAACAATAAATGAACGATTACGAAACTGAAGTTCAAGTCTTTCTATCAACCAATAACGAGGTTAATAGTAATTATGATCAAACCCGCTGGAAAATAACTGATCGCAAAATTGACTGGATCGGAGGAAATGGAGAACAAGACCTTGAATCCCATATCAAAAAATTAGTCGAAGATGTTTTCTCCAACTCCAAAGCCGAAATATCCGGAAAAATTTACTGGCAAGGTGAAGATGACGAAGATACCGGCACCATCCTCGTCCAAGGATCCGACGTCCAAACTGTCTTCGGTAAAATAATTTATAATACATAATAAAAATCTAATAAAAATCCATATCATTTTCAACAAAATCAAATGACAACTCATTTCCCATACTCGGATAATATCTTCCACTCACAAAACCACTTGTCCCTGCCCTATTTGTACAATAAAAAGTAACACCATCTTTTCCTTTCACCAATAACTCATCCAGTTTTTTATTGTTGGATGATATTACTTTACCATAATATGTTGGAAAATAGTAATCATAATTCGGATCCGAAAAATGTTTTTGGCTATGGGGCTCAAAAGAAATCTTGATAAAATCTCCCCTCTGCAAAAAAGATAAATCCTCAAAACTTATTATTGACTCCCACATCCTCAATACCTTTTTGAAACTTCACCAATTTTTTTTTCAATTTTTTTTCAATGTCCTAAAAAATTGATACTTAAAAATATAAAAATTATCAGATAATACTTGGGTGAACACTTAAGTTTCGCATGTCTAAATCTATTAAGACTGAATCACCATTGAACCGTACGGTCAATGAGTTCTCTAGTTACGTCGCAAATATCTCCAATGATATGTGCGCGTTTTTTGATAAACTTTATCGAGGTGTTGTGGAAGAACGAAAAAAAAATAGTGTGCAAATCGATGCACAAGCCGAATACATTTTTGGCACTGTTAAAGCCGTCATCCATTCCACCTCCGACCCATTTACAAAAGCAGAACGTCTAGTTCGCTTTGTCCAAAGAACTATTGAAGCAATCAATCAAAAAATCGAACACGAATCTCAATTCGATCGAAGTGAAGAACAAAAAAATAATTTCAACACTTGGGTCCAGGATAATGTAAGAAACGTGATTGATGCTTGTTTGTTGATTAATGATGCCCTTAAATTTGGGTTTTTTCAAAAAGTCGAAATCAAGAACAAGAAGGGAGAAATTGATAGATATGAAATCTCAGAAATCCAAATAGAAGCTGAAAGACTCGTCAATCTGTTTCTAAAATGGGAATATGACCTGAAATATACTGTCACCCTCCCTGAATTCAACGACGAAGAAAAATATACCAATATGGCTCTTTTTCAACAACTTACTGGATATGTACCAGTCGCACCAATTTGTGAACAAATATTGCCCTTCGCTTTACTCGACTGGCAAAAACAAATGTTCCAAAAATTGCGTGAAGGAAAAAATGTTATTGTCTGCGCTCCAACCTCATCCGGCAAAACTATGATTGCCACCAACTACATTATTGCCTTCCTCAAAAATGAACGGAAATCTAAACTCGTCTATATCGTTCCTAACGATGTTCTCGGCCTAGAGATCGCAGCAACTCTTAACAAGTTCGTCAAAGATCAAGTTTCCGTCGTTCTTGACCTAGTCAATAACCGTAAATCAGATGAAAGAGTACTCGTTTGTACTCCAAAAGGCGCTTTCAATACAGGGATCGCTAGAGAAGCCTTACCCGCCAATTCACTTCTCGCCATTGACGAAGTACATTGCATCGAAAATCTCGGTGGATCTCAAATTGAATATGTCCTTCGCAAACTTTCAAAAGTCCAAACCCTGATTTTATCTGCCACCATGACCGAAGAAACAATTGGGAAACTCAAAAATGCAATTCGCAACGATAATGAAACCTTCGTTATTAACGAAAAAACTAAATTCATTAACCCGCAATTCATGATCCCCAAAATTATCGAGGAAAACATCCTCCTTTCTTCTGTCAGTCCCATCGGCAGTTTATCAATCGATGAACTTAAAAATCCCAATCTTGATATCGCAATGACACCAAGAGACGTTCTCGCTCTCTTTAATAAAGTCATTCGTACCATGGGAATTAATAAGGTACCTGAATATTTACATCCTATCAGATTCTTTTACATTCACAACTGCTCCACTCCCCCAGAAATTAAATTTCTGGATGATCTGGAAGATGAGAACGATGATAACGAAGATTATGAACCACCCTGTGGATTAGGTCATCGCCTATCACTAGACGACGTCCTAAAATGGCAAAAAGCCATCATTCATTATCTCAATTATCCCCCTCAAAATGCAATCGAATCCCAGGAAAAATGGACAAATCTCGTCCAAAATATTCTTGACCAATTTAAGTCATCATTAACCGATGAAACCACGTGTGAATGCACCCCTGAGAATGCATCCGAAGTCATAGATTACCTTAAAAAGAATTCTATGCTTCCCGCAATCTTTTTCTTCCCATCCGTTTTTAAAGCATTCAAATTCGCCGATCACATCTATCAAGAACGATCTTCTAGACAAGAACGCATTGACGACCAAACCATGGACGAACGCAAAGAAAAACAAATCGATGCAATGAAAAAACAACTCAGGAGTATGAAACAGATTAAAACAAACCAAAATACTGACGTCAAAGATCTGCGTGAACGTCAATATCAAATGAAACTCAACATTGATATCAAATCAAAAGAAAGAGATAATTTCCATATTGAACATTCACTCAATCCTGACAACATCATCTCTAGAGGTGGTCTTACCAATCTGGTTCGCACTATGAATCAATCCTGGAACAATAATATTATCGAATCAAGTTCCCTTTTACAAATGCTTAAATTTGGTATCGGAATCCTGAGCGGTGATATGCCACACGAACTTCAAGTCAAAATCCGGGAATTATTCAACAAAGGATCACTTGCCCTCCTAATGGCCACCGATGATTGCGCCTATGGAATCAACACTCCCGCCAAAACTGTTATTCTTTCTGACGGTTTCACCGAAACCCAAAGAAGACAAATGGCCGGAAGAGCCGGAAGAAAAGGTCACGGCTACAACGCCTGGATTGTTTCCTTCAGACTACGAAATGCAAGTGAAGCCGGACAACAACTTCGCACCCTCAACGGTGAAGAAATACAATTGTTTTCCAAATTCAGATTTCCCAGGGAAGATTCCTGGATTACCAGAATCAACCGCAAAAGAACATTCTGGCATCTCATCAAAGAAGATATCGAAGACGAAAAATGGACCAAATTCTACCAAGAATCTATGCTTCTTTACCAACAAGGCGCAATTTTAGCACCATCTGTTCTTGAAGCTGTTATCAAAAGTACAGTTGGACAAACCAATCGTCACATTAAGACAATTCTATCCATTCTTCCATTAACCAAATTTAACCAGCCATTTAGGGCTCACGAAGTATGGGAATATGAACTGCCCAATAATGTCAAAGATATCTACTCAAAAAATGAATTTGAGAGGCCAATTCCAAACTTTCTTCTCTATAATTGGCTTTCCAATCAAGTAGCTGGAATTTCTGAAGATGAAATGGAAATGTTCGTAGAAAATGCCAAACACTGGATCTACCTTTTCCATCTTCTCAAAAACTTCTTCCCAGAGAACGAGAAAAATTTGTACAATCAAATCAACGAAACAATTACTCGCAGATTGATTGCTACTTCCATCGGTTTTTAAATATTTTCTTATTTTGTATTATTGTATTGTTTTACCTGACTAATTATAAAATTTTTGATTAAAATTTAGAAGAAAAATAATTTTTATCCCATTTTGCCAAAAATTTTTTTATTCCTAAAAATTATAAAGATGTATCAGAACTTCTGGCATTACGCTATTCTTATTGTCGTCCTCCTCGTCGCCGTCCACTGGATCTCCGAAAACTACATGGCCAAAGAACTCGCCCACGTCGTCGTCTTCCTCTCTTACCTCGTCATCGCCTACCTCGTCGCCAGCTCTATCCGCTACACCCTCACCTTCGTCACAGATGACCGTGAAAAATCTGTCCGCCTGGCCTTCGACTTCCTCATCGGCCTCTACATCGTCGTCACCGCCTTCCATCGCTATGCCGGCAAAAATATGAGAAAAATGATGTAAGTTACATCAACAAAAATATAATAATCAAATTTAATAGATGAGGTTATCTATTAAAAATTATGAACAACAATTCTTCAACAACTTCATAGATGAACTACTTGAAATAATTGAACAAAATAAAGAAATCGTCCGTAACTGGCAAATCTCCGATATTGTCTTCTACCTCTGCCAAGATATCCAAGAAAAAAATATCTTCTTCCATCACTTCTCCAAAAACAACTGCCAACTACTCTGCCTCAAAGAAACAAATGATATTCATAACATTATCACACCAATTAAACAAAATATCTCACTATTTCTTAAAAATATCGACAATTCCTCCATCTATCTCAATCACTGCAAACAATTCAAATATTATATCCCCAACTTTATCTCCTTCCTCCATAAATATTCCCTCCAAATTCCATTCCTCCTTAAAGAATTCATCATCGCATTTATCATACCACTTATGCTCCTCCCATTAGGAACACTCAATAATTATGATCTAGCTAATAATATCATTATTATATGGGTTTTATATGATAATATGTGTGATGGGAAAAATGTTAATCACGAAATGACCGGAAAATGGAAAAAAGAAATAAAAGAATTCTTTGTAGGAAAATATTTTAAAAATGATAAAAAAAGAAGAGAATATTGCCAAAAATACTCCGGAAATCCAATCATTGATTGCCTCAACGAAATATGGAAAAACAACTACCCATTTGAAAATATACTCGCCAAAAAATTCTACAAACTCTTCCTCTTCTGCTACTCCAATAAAGGCAAAAATAAAGAAAATCAATCCTCCAATATGCAAGAACTTCTCTGTTATTCCTCCCTCAAAGCCCGCAAAACAGTTGATTTATTTGTTTTCTGTTTGGATAATTGGAATAATCTTTTAAAAATCAAAACTAAAAAATGGAATGAAGAATTCCAAAAAAAATATTATTATTTTTCCCTTGCATTACAACTCCTCGATGACCTCGATGATATGGAAAAAGACTTCGAAGAAAACTCCAAAACACCCTTCACCTCCTCCAACCACCTCGAAAGAATTAGCCTCATCATCCTCCTCAAATGGATCCTCAAACAATTCACCCAACCATTCCAACAACTCTTCTACCAACTTCTAATTAATGCCATCGAAAAAAACCTCCAATACCTCCCCCCAAACCTTAAAAATAAATTCCAAACACACCTCCCCTTCATCGACTTCAACTCATACGACGGAATCTTCTTCTCCCAATGCCTGATGAATCCCACCTTCGCAACCAATTTATGCAATTGCCTTCCCAATGAATAAAAAAATTGATACAAAGTTTTTGAAAAGCAAAAAAATTGATGGGTATTTTTTATAAATCCAAGATTATATTAGGATATTAATAATGTGGTCCCCCAAACGTTCTCGTGTTTCTTGCGCCATCTCTTTCGACTCTCCCAAGAGATTCGGCTTCGAAAGCCCCTGCGTTTCTCCTAGAACCTACGAAACCTCCGTGGCAATCAATTTTTCAATGGAAATGGCTACACCAATTGCCCAAACACCCCTGTTTGCTCCTTCACCATTCACCCCTCCACCTTTCACCAACTATGTTGAAGGAAGAGAAATCGGTGGAAAAGGTAAAACCTCCATTGTCAAAATGGCCAAAACTGGTTCTAACGAATTCGTTATCAAAAGAACCTTCGCCCAAACCCCCGAACAAAAAACACTCTGCCGTCAAAAGGGAATCAAACCTAATAGCCTCAAAACGATGGTTTCCCCACAAGGCGACAAAGAAATTCGCCCAATGGAAACCGTCGAACTTGAGGTCAAATGCCTTGAAGAAAACTGCTCCTTTGCTGTTCCCTAC